AAGATAATTTGTTATTTTCTTCAGCTTTAATAGCAAGCCATGAAGGTAAGTTATCATACATAAACTTTACCTTAGTAACCATGTTACGTGCTGTTTCTTGCTTTGTTGCTATACATAATACATTTTTGTCTTTATGAAATAACATTAACCATAATGAGTAACCAGCTGATAATGTAGATATACCTAATTGTCTTGATTTTAATATAATTGAGTAAGGATTGTCTCTAACTAAGTGTAATGCCTTTTCTTGAAATGGGTATAAACCAAACTGTATTCTACCCCTTTGTGGGTGTTGAATATAACAGTATTTCTTCATAAAATGAGCAGGATCCTTAGCACATCTTAAATATTCTTGCCTTATTATTTTTTTTATGTCTTCAGCCATTATTTAGGCAATGAATAGTCTATTACACGGATTGTAATTAATGTACTTACTAACCCACCTGCAAATCCTACCCAAGGTTTTTTATACCATTTATCTACTTGATCTAACATATTTAAATGTAATATAATTTGATCTTGGAGAATTAATATTTCTTCTTCTTTATAATTAAGAATTAGACTATCTTGCTGTGATAACAATGTATAATTTTTTATTTGATACTCCAAGTCACTTATTAAAACAGATTTAATAGAATCTTGTTGTTTTAAAGTATCAACAGCTAAAAAAAACTCTTCTAATTCGTCTTGGGGGATTTTTATTGTATCCTGGCTGTAGCTCTTAAATGTTATTAACAGTGTTAAGATTAAAAATAAATTTTTCATTATTTTCTATACTTTTTTTCAAAACTATCAATTGTAGATTTTGCTTTTTTAGTACTTTTGACTTTTGCTTTAGTTGATTTAACTTTAGCAGCAGTAGTTTTTATTTTGGCTTTGGTTATTATTTTATCAGCTTTAACTTTAGTTGTTTCTTTAGTAATAAAATCCAACTTTTTATCATTTGCCTTAGTTCTTTTATTATATGTTTTTTTGCTTTTAGCTTGTGAAGAAAATAAAGCAATTGCTCCAGCAATAACACCGCCTACAGCTAATAAAATTTTAAATAGTTTTTTCATAATAATTATAATAAAGATTCTATTTCTTTTTTAATTTTAGTTAATTCTTTTAATCTATCAGTTAATTTTGCTTTTTCAGCACCTTCAGAATCTTTCCATTTTTTAACTACTTGCTTCATTTCTTTAGTAATTTGTTGAAGTTTTGCTGCTAACTTAGAAACAGAATCTCCTTTTTTAGCTGCTTTTGATGCTTTTTTATCCATTTCTGCATCATCATCATCATCTTCTCTAATGCTGATACTATCTAAAGCATCCCTTGTACCTTCAAAACCAGGAATTTCATACTTTTTATCAGATTTTCTTTGTTCTAAAGCTGCCATAATTGCATACACAGCATCTTGTTCGCTATAATCATATCGTTTAGCAGTTCTTGCAATGTAACGATTTACATCTCTAAATACTTCAGGGTTAAGAGCTTCTTTTAAATCTTCTTTTTGAAGAGATGCTGTTTTTTCTAGTTCTTTATTTAACTCAGCTTGAGCCGAAGCTTTAGCTTTAATATCATCAGCAGATTCTTCAGATAATATTTCAATTATTTCTTCCTTTATTGATGCTTTAAATTCTGACTTTTTCATTATGAATATGTTTTTGTTATAAATATCACGAAAGAATTGACTGTTTAACTAATTTTACACGTTCTTCTGTTGTGCCTTTAATTTCAATTAAATTTTTAATTTTATGTTTATATTTAATAATCAACAATTGAATAGCTTTGTCAATGGTTTTTCTATAATCCTCATTAGTTTCCCTTACACCATTATTTTCAATTTCAACTCCTTCAGGAGATACATAAAATATATAATCATACTCATTTAACATATTACTTGCAAAGTTACAAAAATCATTTGCTTCTATATAGTTCATTGATTTAGAAGATTTAGCAAATGCCATCACATCAATAATTGTTCTGTCTGTTATAATATTATCTTGTATCAATTCACCAGCCCTTTCAGCTAAAAATATAGCTTGACCCTTAACAGTGGAATCAGTATTTAGTGGTATACCCATTTCCATAAGATACTTAGAACGCTCTGTTCTAGTTGTATAATCTTTAAATTCTGGTAATTTAGCTAAAGCGTTAACTAAAGTTGTTTTACCTACTGACATTGTGCCGCAAAAACCTATTTTCATAACTTATTATTTATTTCCAAAAATACAACCAACTTTGAGCCCATCCAAGGTGAATGAAATGATTTCTATATCCTTTAGACTCAATTGATTTTATAAATTCTAATCTATTTGAATCTCTTTCCTCATTTGAAATTGTGGTATCTTCATGATATTCAATAAAAATTTTAGATATTTTATTATATATTGCTTTTGTTATTTGGGGTAAAATTTTAATTTCATGTCCTTCAATATCTACCTTCATGTAGTCAATATGAGTAATTTTATTAGAATATATAAAATTTTCTAATGTAATACAAGAGCGAGAAACTTCATCCCTCCAATTAGGCCATTTAGGTATATTTATTTTACCATCATAGTCAGCAATTGCTATATTAAATATTTCCCATTTATCTGATTTATTCATTTTTAATGCTTCATACACCCCAGGATCAGGTTCAATACAATATAATTTAGAAGCACCTAAAAGTTCTGCTCTTAAAGATGACATTCCTATATTAGCTCCTAAATCTAAATACACATCACCATGTTGAACACCAGGACCATGTTGGTTTAATTCATTATGAACTAAATTCCCGTAAGCCATTGCTCCTTCCCAACCGTAATTTTTTTCAAAATCAGCAATTCCTCCACTAATATCCCAAGTGGAAATATCAATTAATTTTCCCCCAATTGTGTAGAATTGTTTACCGTTTCTTTCCATTTTTTAATTAGAATGGTAAATTATCAAAATCATCTTCTTGCGATGCTCCAGGTAAAACCCTATAGCTATCGCTGTCAAAATGTTGTGTTGATACTTCGAATATAGTAGCCCCTTCTTCAAGAGCCAACATTTGGTGAGGTTGACCTGGCATTAAATGTATACAATCCCCTTCAGTAACTATTTTAGTTTTTAATAGAGATGTTTCCGTGTCAATAAACTTATATTCAAATTTACCTTTTGAAATATACCATGCTTCATCTTTAAGTAAATGATAATGCATTGAAAATTGCTTATTAGCTTTAAATACTAATAACTTGCCGCAGTATTTTTCATTGTTAATAATCCATAATTCATGACCCCATGCTTTTTCATGACGCTCACCTTCATATGGTATTGCTTCTAATGTAGATTCTCTCATGTTTAGTTTCTGTATGTTTCTCCTTTTGGGGCTGATTGCTTATACCAAGGTAAACCTTCTCTTTCTTTCATTATTTCATTATATACTTCTTCATCATACTCAATACCACTTAAAAAATAACCTTTTTTAAATTCGCTTTGTCTTGATAATGGTACTATTGCGGGTGCATCCCACCTATGATGTTTAAAATTTTCTTCACCTTCCATTCTAATTAAATAATGTCTTGCCCCCTTATATTTAATTACCTTTTCTTCATATAATTTTGATTTTTTGCTCATAACTTATATTTTATTTATTAATTGTTCTGCTACTAATGTACCTTGTGCCCCCGATACTGTTATTCCTCTTGCACTTAATGCATCACCAACAAAGTGTACATTAGGATATTTTGTTAAACTTAAATCACTATAATTAACTAATGGCTCAGGTGATAAGTACTTTATTTCTGGTACATACACACCCCAATCATCTCCTAATGTAGGAAATACTTTCTTCATATCATCAATAAAATCATCAATGTATGTGTAATAACCTTGAAATGCTTCTCTAATTTCATCTAATGAATCAATTTGAACAGCACTTACATCAATACCCTCAGATGTAGATGATGGTTTACGAGTAGGACTGTAAAATAATCCTGTTGCTTCTTTTTGTACTTTGCCTACTAATTCTCTAGACCATTCAAATGGATTTTCTATACCTTGTACTTCCATTAAAATACCAAAATTAGTCATATCATTCCTAAATGCTTCATCTTTTTTAGCATGTCCATTATATGAATGATCTCCATATGTTTCTTCAACGGCAACATATGCTGCATTGTTGTTTGTACAAAATGAACGTAATGATACACCTTTATCTTCAAATTTTCTATATAATTTAAAATCATAAGATACATCAATTAATTTCTGGAAGTGTTTTTGTGGTGCTTCAAATCGAACACCAATTTGTACTGGCTTAGGTTCTGTTGGTAAATCATATTTTTCAGCTAATAACTTACCAAAGTCAATACCTGATTTACCTACACCAAAGATAAGTTGATCATATTTGTTTCCAAATTCCCCGCACATAACCATTTGATTATCAAAATCAATATCAGTTACCTTAGTTTCCCAAACGAATTCAACACCACCTTCTACTAAAAAGTCATACCAATTTTTACCAATTTCATGTAAATAATCTGTACCAACGTGCCATACGGGGAATAATCTTAATCCAAAATAGGGTTTAATAAAATCTGGTTCTGCTATAGGATTTGAGCATTGTACTTCTGATGGGTTTGGGTGAAAACGTTTAAAATTATCAATTACCTGATCAAATAGCTCCATTGCCTTTTCTTCACCACAATATTTAGATAATTGACCACCAATAGATGTGTGGTAAGTTAATTTACCATCTGACCAACCACCAGCTCCTAAAAAGCCAGTCATTACTTCTTCATATGGTCTTCGATAGGGATCTTTACCCATATCAATAATGGTAATTTTACCATTAAAACCTTCATCAATTAATTTAGTTGCAGCATTTACATTTGCTACTCCTGCTCCAATCATTACTATTTTACTACTCATTTAGACTTGAATTTTATTTGTTAACAATATATGAAAAAAAAATGTGGACTCCAAATAGGAGGCCACAGATCTCAATGTTTTTTATAATCGTTCGGCTATGAATCGAACTGTAAATTTTTAATTTGCATTATCCCAGAATACTGGCTCACCATTTTG